TACGGGAGTAAACTTCTTCTTGACAATCACTTTCCCCAAGTCAGGTTCAACACCACTCTGTGGACTATAATGGAAATTTGGTTTCCGCAAAGCACAACAGACTGACCCACAAGAACAATGATCTTCTTGCAATTTGCAAAATGGACAATGATCAGCTCCAAGCCAATCAGAGTACTGAATAATGTAATTTGCTTGATCAGTACGAGACATATTAGTGGGTATTGTCTCTAAAATTGTTGGAAGTAAATTTTTGTTGCGCAGAGACTTCCGGGCTCTACGCAATCTTTTCATAGTATATTTAGTAAGTGATGCTAGACGCAAGTATACACTCATTTAACATGCGCCGGGTATTTACATTGGGTGGTAAACCCGCGATAAAAATCGCTGAACCTATCGTACAAAGCCTATGCAAAACATATAAAACACACAAAATATGCAAAAACACGGTATCCATATATACAACACTCTTTTTGCTATCTATCCAGATGCAGAAGAGTAACTGCACACAACATTTTAAAGGGTTGTTGTTGGCCCTAAATTTCGGCGGCAGTGGATAACCGCCAAGGTTCATAACGCCTAATCCACATGACAAGAGACGAATCATAATCCAAATCGAGCTGTGTGCACAGATGTTCTATCTGCGCGGTTCGAGCTATAATTTGCATCTGATGACGTCTATATTCATAAACTTCTCTGCCATGATTGAACCATTCGCGTAGTGCAGTGTCGATATTCAAAGCACATGCCCACTCTTCACTAATATCACAACCCTTAGGTCGTAAATACATGTGCAACATCTTAAAAATCGATTTGTCTACGAGAGCACCCACGTGACAACCTTTATCTGGACAGTAAACGCTTTTCCGTTTAAGGAATTCAAACTGTTCTAGATCAAGGAAATCACACAACTCACTCTCTTTGTCAGGCATAGTATATGTTTGACCATACTTCTCCAAAAACTTTGATATTGTTTTAATAGAAAATCCATCTATCAAACGAGAGACGGAACCAATATTGTCGTCGCCATATGTCATCAATTTCACACAATTACGAAATGACAAAGTATCGCTCTCTTCTACTAACTCACGGAAAGCTACACGCAAGTTCAAACTACCACAAATACCATTGATGATGACAGTTAAAGAATTACCTGAAATGTGGGACCCCTCTGTGAGCCCAATCAGATCTCCATTGAAGTTAATATAGGAATAGACAATATCGCCTGCCATAGCATGCATAACACTGATGTCTTCTTCACTATAATTACACTCTTTGGCAAGATCTATCAAGACTCTTAGAGCAGCGAAAATGAGTTGTGATGACAATTTCTGATCATACTTCCCATAGTCTCCACCAAGAATTCGGTCCACACCAAATGTTGTTGTATGCGAATAAAAGGAATCCCACTCAGGTCCATGACTATTGATACCAACAGCACACTCAGAAACAAGTGGATTCATTTGTAACACACGCAGCAAAGGTAGATAATACTTTCTGATCAAAAAGGTCAAAGCCACAGGATTGCTAAAGAAAATACGGCACTTTTCTTTGGAGAGAATTTCATCCTTCTTACAAGCCTTGGCTATAGTGTATGCTCGTTCACCGCGTTTGTAACACGATTCACATCGCTCAATCTCCATATTCACCTCAGGAACAAACTCACGTAGATTTGGATGTTCTTCAGTTGGGTCGAGCTCTACAACATATCTCCTCTTCACTCCAGTCAGAGGAAAACCCATCGATGTATCAAGTTTTATAGGATCCATGAATTTGACTCCACGGATACCACATATAGTATCATGATAAGACAATGGGGATGCATTACACCACAGTGGTGAAGCAAATATAGGAATGAGATCACGCTTGTAATCATTGATAGCCCATGCCAAAGATGTGTAATCGAAAGGCTTAGCAGGATTTGCCATATTTGCCAAACAAGCTTGCCATCCGTACCACTCAGGCTTCATCTTTGGACCGCAATAAACATTTGGTTCACCAGTCACTGTGGTGACCGCATCACTAATGGGAGTGACTCGGGCATCCGTGT